AGACTCATCATTGTCATCTACAAACCATCCGAATTGAATATCCGTATTTGCCCCTGTAGTAACGTTTTTTAATCGAGTGTATTGCATATGCTCAAATGGTAAAGTAAGAGAATATACATCTCCTTCAAATATCTCGTCATCCTCACCTTTGTAATCTACAGTACCCCATCCGATTTGATTATCCTGCTCGTATTGCTCTGCTAACTTAGTACCTCTACCATCGTACTCAAAACTAACTTCTTTAAAAGGTAAAGCAGAATTAACACTACTACTATTTATATCTACATACTTACTAATATCTCGTGTTGTGCCTCCTGAATAAAAAGAGTCTAATGTTTGCACTTTAATCTCCCCACTCGATGTTTGATAAGCGGTTAGATTGAACATCTTGAATAATCCTGTCAAGAAGTCGATAATCTTTATATTAGGTAACTGCTCAAGTGGATTAAAAGAGAAGTTAGAACCTAACGCCTGTGGACTCGAGCCTGTATATATTTTGCTTTGTCCATTAAAACTATTCGAAAGTGTCCATTGTAAAGTAAACGAATCACCACCCGTTCCCGTAATAAACACCTCGTAACCCAAAGACGAATTAGTGAGTATCCCCGTTAAAGAGTTATTACCACCACCTGATATTACTTTAGTAGCATACGTTAATCCATTTTTTTTTATCTCTATAGAGTAGTCGTTAGTTGTAGCGGTAGTTATGTTTAGTGTATAGTCTATAAATTGTCCTGATCCTAATCCGAAAATAGACAAAGCTGCAGTATCCAAAAACACACCTGTCATTGAAGTTGAATCAGGACTAAAAGAAGTATATAAATCGGTTATGTCCTCATCTTCTTCGTAAACAACTCCCTTCTTTCTATGCATCCACATATACAAGTTATAGAACTGCGGATTGTCGGTCTGCTTAATAAACGAATCACTCGTAAAGCTAATTCCTAAGTCTGACTCTTCTATAGCCTTTACAATAAGCCATAATCTAATAGCGTACTTTAACTCTCCGAAATAAACTCCTTTATGACCACCCGCTGATGGATATAAATTACCACCTAACGGATCGGGATAATCAGGATACGTTCCACTTGTGTCATAAAATAACTGAGTAGTGTGTGTGATTAGTGGACACGTTATAGCATCGGTATAAGTGGTAGCACCAACAGTTACATCTAATCCTCCTGTTGTTAATGCAGTTCTTACTCTTGAAGCGGTGTAGTCTTGAGTAAAGTTTCCTAACCAAGTAAGAGCAGATAACTTAATCTCTCCTAACTTATCCTTTAAGTTTACTGTATTACCAAAGAAGGTAACTCTATATGCATAAGGTGCATTGTTTTTTAAATCTACCCCCTCTAACTTAATCTTACCCTCTTTAAAAGGTAGGTTGTTTAATTCAAGTCTTGCATCTACTTTCTTACGTGCATCAAAGCCATTGGTTATATCAAAGTTATAATAGTGTTTGAATATCTTATTATTAGTCTTAGAAGCAGGTAAAGTAAACGACTTAGAAAAGTCTGTAAACACCTTCTCAATGTCCCTTACATTCTGAATCGTTTGTGTAAGTGAGATATTCTCATCATCAAACAAATCAACTCTCTGATTATTTATGTATAGCTGCGTTACTTGCATTATCTTATGTTCTGTATCTTATCAAAAGCAAAATTAAAATCAAGTGTATAAGCAATTAGCTTCTCATTAACACCCTTCTTCATTTGTAGTGATTGTGTATTTACATTTACAGGATACACATTAGTACCATCATCAATCCATACACTCTCCGACATTAGAAGCTGCTTTATAGGCTCATTTAAAGCCTCTACAACGTATCCTGTGCTTAATTGTATAGTTTCATTAGCCACTACATCAAATCGTCTATTAGCGTGCTTGTAAATACTATAGTCAGCAGTAGGAACGCTCGTGTTAAACTCAATAATGTTTCTCTTGTAGTTTGATGAGGTTACGTTGATATTCTCTACCGATTTTTTATTAAACCACAGATCTTGTAACGCTCCGTACTTATTGTAAAACACAACTCTATAAGGAACGTACTTTAACTCGCATATCTCTCTTAACGTGATAGTAGTTACATTGCTAAATACTCCATTTGTGATTGTGATAGTATCGCCATCGTTTAGATTCTCAGTTCCTGTGATGTTTACGTATTGAATCTTTTGATTAGAATCGCCATCATCTGAAATAACAATAGTCGAGGAAACTCCTCCTATAACATAAGAAATGGTAGCTAAGGATTCAGCAAAGATCGGTATCTTGATATCCTCTCCTTTTATGAAATATACTGTAGTGTTATCTTGTAGTAGCTGAGGTGTAAAAGATGCAGTAGCAGGATTAACTGCCTCTCTTGGATTAATACCTTCTTCGAAATATCCGTAACCATCGAAAGCTAACCAAGTCTTACCTCCAAAAGCAGATGGTGTTGTAGGTTCTGCTGCAGTAAAATACTCTGCATCGTATCGTACCCAAACCGCATCGACTGCCTCTGTAAAATAATCGGTGTATAGGTAATCTCTTACTAACTCACTAAGTTCTAAAGGGAATAAATTATCTCCCGATGTGTTGTACTTAGTTAAAGTGTAAGTAGGACTTACAGGTTTAATCGAATTTCCTGTCCACACTCTTACCTCAAACTCTGCTCTTGTGTACGTGTTTACAGTACCTAAAGCAGGATTGATAAATAGTGGACTTCTTACGTTTGCTATACTACTCATTTCTTATTTCTATCTAATTGTAAATTCTAATAAATCGTCAATATCTAATGCAAATGCTTCTACTACTTCGGGAGGTAAATTATCAAACGCTCGTTCAAATGGCTTAGTAAAAAAAAGACTCGCCTTAATTCCCTTCTCGTAAATACTTTTAGCTATTACATATTTTAAACTTTGTCTGTCAATAAATCTACCCTTTGCATCTCGTGGTGCTATTCCTTTTCTTACTACCCAATTATCAAGTGCCTTAGTTGGTATAGTCTTAAACCTACCCGAAAACTCAAAGCGACTATTTCTACTCTCAATATAACTACTCTTACTTCCGTGTACCCCTTCGTCTATATACGCTCCGTAGTCCTCCATAAAGAACTCTAAGCTGAACGAATTAGGACTTACGTTTAAATCATATCCTAAACTCTCATATAACTTCCCTGATGCGTTTCTTTTCTGCTTAGTAAGGTTAGTCCTCGATTGTTGGATAACATACTTAGCAAACTTATTTAACGCTTCCTGTGTTTTAGCAAACGTTGACATCGTTCTCTATGATTACATCCATTGTCGCAGTACACCCCGCTACCATATTCTCAAATCTATCTCTAAAGAACTCGATATTAACATCTCCTTGTACTTGGTACTTATCTGAGTATAGTGAGCCTATTCTTAGTTTCTGAATTACTTTGTTAACTACAGTCAGCTGCGTATTAAGCACGTCTTGCTCATTGTCGTTACCTCTAAATACATCTGCTTCATCTTTACTCTGATCTACTATGTCCATAGCAAGAATTGAGATATTAAAAGTCATTATGTTTTCCCCACTTGTTGCTGAGTTGACAATAATATGCGACAAAGGGAACATAGTCTGCTTACTAAGGTCTATCTGTGTGATATCACCATAAGTAACCGTGTTACAATTTACATCCGCTTGTAGGGTGTCTTTGATAGTATCTATCACCCTGTAAAAGCCATTCATTACGCTCATAACTCTTTATAGTTTACCTTTTATTTGTTTCGCCTCTAAGTCGCTCTTCTCTTTCATAAAGGATAGCATCATTAGACACTCGTGTACTTTTAATTCAGTGATATGTTCAAATCGTCTAATATCCCCTTGAGCAAGTGCGTATAGTGATTGATACCATCCCCATTTGCTTCCGAAGTTAGATATTGCACTAAACGACTCTCCTTTGACTCCTCCAAATAGTTCGTCATAGCTCTCGATAAGTCTATCCCTAAACGATAAAAAAAAAGCACAGAACCAATAACTGCATCTAAAGGCATTTGCTTATACACCTCAGCATCTACTATCTCATATGGTACAATGTTATACCTTTCGCCTTTCTTGTCCTTAATCGGTCTATAAAGTACCGCCATCGCTCTATGAATGTTCTGCCAATCTCCTATGTACGTATCTAAGTCGATATACTCACCAAATGACATATCATCAAGATTCGGAATAAAACCGTACTCAACTCCATTCATTGCAAAGCGTTGTACAAGGTTAGGCTTCTCGTTTAGTAAGCTGCTTAGTAATTCTACTACACCATCTACATCTTTGAACCTCATCTGATAGGCTTCCGATAGCTTTACCCCACAAAATATCTCTAACATCTTTAATGCTAAGAACTCCTCTGTTACTTCACCTGTATATAGCTTAACGAACTTTTGGTATTGTTCTAATCGAATCTCGCTAAGATTATCAGGTACGTTTATTTCTACTTTCATATTGTGAATGTTTATTACATTCCATCTTTGCTATATGTATATAACGATTGAAAAGAGCAGTTTAAGAAGAAAAGTGAACTATATGTATCTGCGTATTAATTCACACCAATAAAAAAAGACAGCCTTACGGGACTGCCTCTTTTCTGATAATTAAAATTTCGAATCGTGCTAATATACAAAAATTATCTTACTGCGTAGCTTCCGTAGTTAGGATTCTTTAACTGATAGCTAATAGCGTATCGTGCAGCGTCTATTAAGTGGTTGTGATCGTCTATTGGTGTGTTTGACTTCTTCTCTAACCAAGAGTAGTTATTTAACTCTTTGATCAAGTTTATTGAGTTGGGGTCTATTATCAAGTCGTAGTCTTGCATTAAACTAATACCATAAGTAACACTACCTTGTCCTTTTACTGATTCTCTAATGTTGCACTCTCTTCTTAGTTCGGTAATTAGTCTTGGCTCTGCACTATCACCTACTATTAACGCATCACCTGCGTGAAGCCTATTTAGACGCGATATCTCGCTTGTTGTTAGCTTAGGTAGGTAGAAACACTCTTTAAGGTATATTCGTTTGTTAGAACGGTCTATATTCGTTTCTATGAGTGTCGTAGGGTCATTGCTAAATCCATAATCCTGACCGAATACACTTGGACTTGTTTTTCTGAACTCGCCTATCTCCCAATTAGAGAAGATAACACCCTCTGCTTTATCTAACCATCCACCTAAGATTTGATGCTTGTACTTCTCAGGTCTTCGCTCTCTCATTTGTTCTATTTGGTCAATGAAAGACTGATTAAGATTCTTTATGTTGTCTAAGTAAGTAGAGTGTATATAGGTAGTATCCCCTTTCGTTATGTTGCTACCTTCACGTACACCCCTATCCTCAAAGAAACGCTTGTAGATAAAATGCTCCTTTGTCGTAGGATTTAAGATTAGAATAATACGGTTCTGTTGTTTCTTGTTACGTATAGAGAAGTCTATAGTATCAAACTTCTTTTCGTCTGTTAGTTCCTCTGCTTCTTCGAGTACCCAAGTAGTAACACCTTGAATGGATTTAAGTGAAGCAGTCTGATCTCCACTACTTGTTTTAATTCCTTTGAAGATAATCTTGCTACCTGTATTCTTATTGACTATCTCGTCTTTTGTGATGTAGAAGTGTTCTAAGAATCCTAATAGTTCTATCTTCTCTAAGAACTCAGGAATAATAGAAATAGAAGCTGAGGTAAGTGTGTACCTTGTAAATAGTATTACGTGGTCTTTCTCGAATGTTAGTAGTAAGATTAGAATAGAGATGTTAAAAGACTTCCCGCTTGCCCTTCCACCTGAAATTATGAAATAGCGACTATCGGATGCAACTAACTCCTCATACTTCTTCTGTACACTAATCAAACTTGATTAACTCCTTAAAGTTGATATTAAAACCATCAGAAGACAAAGTAACATTCTCTTTAGGCTTTCCGTGTCTATAGTTCATATAGAGTTGTATCGCTCTGATGTTACCATCTTTGATTAACTTCTGTAGCATCTTATATACCTCTTCTTGGTCTATGTGTTTGTCTAATGCTTCTACAAGTTTCAGTTCATCGGACTTAGGCTTCCTACCTGCGGTCTTGTGTCCACCATTGTTTACCCTACCATCCATAATTATAAAGAATTATTAATAATCTTCTTATATAACGATTTAGAACCGATGTTTTGTAGTAGGATTAAAACGATAGTGTCAATTAGCAGTATTAGTAGTATTGCTTTCATAGGTACAGGTCTAAGTTAGCTTTGTTTATAGCATCTGTAAGTACTGCTCTACATTCTTCGTAGGCTTTTAGTGTGTCTTCACTCGTATCTTGGTGTGGGTGCTTTATTTCGTTTCTTAGCCAATTATTAAGTGTATAACATACGCTCCACCAATCACCGCCATCAAGTGCTAATCTAAAGTCTGTTTGTTCTTCGGGTAGTTTAAATTCTAATGTTGCTTTCATAATCTAAAACTTTACTACTTGTAGGTTATATCTTGTGTAATTAATCGAGATAGTACTTGGTGCTACTCCTTTTGCTTCTGCAGCTTCTTTACCCGATGTGTAAACTTTTCCTGTTTTCGTGTCTTGGTACATTACCGCAGTTGAACTTAACTCATTGAACTGTTCTTTGTATTTGTTATTAAGTGTTGCTTCGTACATTATCTCTGCATATCTTCTATGTAGTGGGTTATTAGTAGTTTCTATCCA